GTTGTGGTGGGACTCTGTTAGCGGACAGTTGTTCATACAATATAATGATGGCAGCAGCACGCAGTGGGTATCCGCGAACAGCATCGACGCGAGCACGCTTGAGGGGAGTTTCCTGCCGATCACGGGCGGGACGATGCAAGGTCCGCTCAACTACACGGCGACCGGCGGCAACACGTTGCGTTCAGTACAGGATCGCTCGGCGCAGGTTGTTAATGTCAAGGACTACGGTGCGAAGGGTGATGGCGTAACGGATGACAGCGCCACGATCAACGCGGCCATGGTCAGTGCCGCGTCCTCTGGTAAAGCGTGTTATATGCCCGCTGGTGTCTACCGAACCGGTGGCCTCACCTATCCCGCTGGGTTGAGCGCGCTGTTTGGAGATGGGCGTGACCTGACGATCATCAGGCGTATCGATAACGCGACGGTCGGAACGTATATGTTCTCACCGACCAATATTCGCGGCTTCACGGTTCATGATCTGACGATTGATGGCAACGCCGCGAACAACACCCAGATCAGTGCCGGGATCGTCGCGACCGGCTGTTGGCGGTTTCGTTTTTACAACGCGGCGATCATCAACACGACATCGGTATCCTCGGTTTATGGGTGGGGTGTATATCTCACGGCTGGTAAGGATGGCGAGCACGGCACCTCGTCTTCGATCCATGACTGCGACTTCACGAGCGTCCCCGGAGGCGGCGTTGTTGTTATGGATACGACGAAAAACGTCTCGGTGCGGAGGTGCTCGTTTCATCAATGTGCCAACGGTGCCATCGCCATCGGCGGCGGCGGGCTCAACCCAGGTGATTGCACTGGCTGCGAGGTGTCAAACTGCACCGTGGTCGGTCCCGGCGGCGGTATAGGGATCGGCACTTACCGTCACCCTGGCTTCATGGTGGACAGTTGCCAGTATTGTAACATCATCGACAACGTGGTGTCTGAAACGGGTTATTACGGTATCGCGATCCAGTCGCAGTATTGCAATGTCACGGGTAACACGGTGTTGCATTGTAGTTTGCTGTTCGCGGGTGGCGCGGGTGTTCTTTTCAATGCTGACCATTCCAACTTCACAGGCAATACAATAGCTAACTGCCAGGGCGGCATCGATGCCGGTGGCGCGCAGAACAGTCTGATCTCCGGTAACAACATCGGTGACAGTTGGGGCACGGCTGGTGTCGGGTCGGGTTATGGCATGAACCTCGGCGCTTCGAACAACAACATCATAGCTAACAACGTATTCAATAATAACGCCGGTAGGTCGGGCAACGACTATGGCGCGGAGCTTGGTATCCATCCTTACGACGGTGGCGGCGACATGCCAGCTTTTCCTTTCGTCGGAGCCAATAACCAGGTTATCGGAAATACTTTCAATCTGGTGAGTTCGCACGCGTGGGGCATCAGTTGCAGCGATTTACCCAACGGCGTCGTTATCACTGACAACGTATTCAATGGCGGCGCTGAGAGTTTTCTTATTTCGGCGCCATGTCAAAGCGTGGTCATCAAAAACAACGTCTGGACCGGCGCGATGCGGGGCACCTCGGTCGCCGCCGCGCCAATGGTGGTTTTCCCTGATTATGCCGACACGATCCTGCTAACGGGCGCGCAGGCGTCGATCAGTCAGATCATGACAAATGGCCAGCAGGCGAACTACGGCAGGTTCACTCACGCCGCGATAACGAACGGCGGCAACTACAGCACGCCCCCCACCCTTACGATCACCGGTACCGGCACTGGGAGTGGTGCCGCCGCCAATGCGATGCTCAACGGTCCCGCGCCAACGGCTGTCGGTGGCATCGCCATCACCAACATGGGAGTTGGTGTCTATACGTCGCTGACCATCACGCCATCGAGCGGTGCGCTGACGACGGTCGCTTATGTTGGCGCGGGCAACGCTACCGTGGGGCGTGAGATCACCATCGTGAACACGTCCGGAAACAATCAGATACTCGTCAACAACACCTTTCTTCAATTATCGGGAGGCGCGAACCTGATCCTCGCTCCCAATGCGTCGATACGGCTGCGCGGAACCGGTTCGGATGCTTCGGGGTATCCTGTCTTCACTGAGATGAGCGCACGGCCCGCGATCAATCTCGCGGCGCCCGGTGCCATTGGCGGCACGACGCCAGCACCAGGGACTTTTACTGACGTGACCGCCAACAATGCTTTTACGGTGTATGGCGTCTCGCGTTTTCCAAACGCCAATGTTTCGATTGGGAGTGGCAGCGCGAACCCCGGTCTGACCGTGAATGGTGGTGGTTCCGGGGCCAACGACGGTCCTATGTTGATTTTGCAGTGGAACGGTGTGACGCGCGGCGGGCTTGGCGGTTACAGTGCTTTCAGCGGTGGTGGCTACGATCCTCGTACAATGCTCGCCGGTTACGACGGTTTGCTGTTCTCAACACAGAACGTGATCGCGGGTGGCATCGATACTTCGTTCAACCTTTACGCGAATGGAGCGGTGAGATGCGGTGGTGCCACCGGGCCGAGTTGGACCACTGGTAGCGCGGTGCCATCGAGCGTTCAGCCGGTCGGGTCACTCTACTCGCGTGTGTCCACATGGTCCGCTGGCGCGACACTTTATGTCAGTAAAGGAGCGGGCGCATGGACGGCGGTCGCCAGCGTTTAACCCATTTCGGTCCCGAACATCAGGCCATGTCGTTGGAGGAAATCGCGTTGCAACCAACCGACCGCATCCCCGTGATCCTCGACGCGCAAACATGGGAAACCGTGCTGCGTGTGATCGCGCAGGCCCCGGTTCCCTACGCCGTTGTCGCGCCTCTGATCGCATCGATACAGCAGCAATGCGCGAACCACACCGTGGCGGACGATCCACAGCCGATGGTGCCGCGTGTTACGATGAAGGAGGCATAGCGATGCCGTTGGATTTTCCAAATGTCCCGACTAATGGACAGGTATTCAACGCCGCTGGCGTAAGCTGGATGTGGGACGGTGTGAAGTGGACAAGCGTGCTGAGCACCGCCACCTTTCTGCCGTTAACTGGTGGCATTGTAACCGGTAACACCACGATCCAGGCCGATAGCACGGGCAACAACGCCATCGTGTTCACGCCAACATCGGTTTACAACACCAACGTGCCCGGTCATCAGATGCAGAGCCAGATGATCGTCAATACGACGGGCGGAACATCGGGTGAGGTTTACGCCAACACGACGATCACCACGGCCATTCAGGCGGCGCCGAACAACTACATCTGGAACAACCTGAACATTATCGATTACCACGGCACGGGCGGCAGTGGTCAGCATGTCGCCAGTTACAATCAGGCGATCCGGCGCACCGTGAACGCGGGCGGCGCACCGAACAATCCATCGTTATGGGGTGCTGTCTTCGAGGTCGTGGACTACAGCAACACGCCCACGGCGACACTCGGCGGCACGATGAACGGCATCGAGATCGATATGACATGCGGCAATGTCGATAACAACAAAATGCGGCGTGGCATCGGTATCTACATCAACAAAGCCAGTCCGTCCGATGTCGCGCCCACGGTGGACACCGGTCTGCACATGGCGGGGATCACCGGGCACTTTCTGTCCATGATCCGGCTGGAGAGTTATTTCGACGTGGCCGCGATTGACTTACGGACGGTGACACCGAGCGTTGGCGCTCACACGATATGGATGAAAGACGGCACCGACATCGCATGGAACACGGCGGGGACCGGGACGACATCATGGGACGCATCGATGTTCTCCGGTGCTGGCGGCGTGCATTTCAATAGCAACGTGCAAATCGACGGCACGCTTTACATCCCGAACAACGTGCTTGTTGGCAACGCTTTGACGGCAGCACAAGAAATATCCGGTGTGCAGTTTCAGGTCGGAAGCACCAGCGGCCCGACATGGACAACCGGTAGTGCCGTGCCATCAACCAACATGCCGGTTGGATCGATCTATTCACGCGTAGGCGGTGCCGTGGGTGCGACACTTTATGTGTCACGCGGGGGCGGCACCTGGGCCGCCGTGGCGGGCGTATGAATGCCCATCTGGCTCAAAGCCCTCGCCACGCTGGCATAGGAATACAGCATGTATCTCGCTAAGACCAGTGCAAACCTAAACCCGCGTGGTGAACAACCGCAGAGTAACTTGCAAGTCAGCACGGTGCGGAGCTTTGAGGGCGGCCTTAACGTCACCGACACTGACCTCAACATGTCGCCCAAGTATGCGAAGGTGTTGGATAACATCGAGCGCAACATCGATGGCTCACTCGCAGTGCGTCCTGGTACGACGTTCATTGCAGAGTTGGTGGATACCAGTGATATCGTGAACTGCTACTACTTCAACAACACGGTGATCACTGTCCAGATCAGTGGTGCCATGTACAAGACAACTGGTGATGGCACCTCTACAGCACTGCTGATAGGTGCAGCTAACCCATGGCCAGCAGGTAGCACCGAAGTCAACTTCACTATCTTCAACTCAGACCTGATCATTTGCAATGGCCGTGATAAGCCACTGATCATCAGTGGTGACCCAACCAATGTAAACTACATGCAGGTGCAATTCCTCATTGATCTGGGTTCGACCTCAAACGTGAACACGCCTATTGGCAAGTTCGTGGTTGCACACTCACAGTATACATGCATCGCAGGCATACCGAGCGAACCAAGTTCAATCTACATCAGTATGCAAGGCACAAGTGGGACATATGTAGGTGATCCAGGCACTGACAACAATGCTATTGTCCTTGATCTTGGTCCTCGTGTATCTCTTGGCTCTGCAACTATTACAGGCATGGTAGCTTACCGTGACAAACTATTGATCACGTTTGAGCGTGGCGTGTTACCACTCAACCTGGGTGTGTTTGCACCAGCGGTAGGCACTGCACCAGCAGTCCATACACCAACCGATGACGGTTTCATTGAAGAGTTTGGTTGTCTCACGCACAGATCACTGATCAGTGTCGGTGACGATACGTTCTACAGTGATAACGTGGGCGTGAACTCGATCAATCGTGTGAACGTGTTTAACACGCTGAGGCCAATCCGTGCGAGCCATCTGATTGATCCACTGATCACAGCGTTGGTACAACCACTCACGCCAGCGCAGATTGGTCAGTATGTGTTCGCAGTCTATGACTTGCGCAACTTCAAGTATATGCTGTTTGTGCCGACGTTCACTGGCGGCGTTCTGGCTGAAACCGTATGCTTCAGCTACACGCATATCCCTGCGCTCAAGATTACCGCATGGGCACGCTTGCGTGGATGGAAGTGGCAGGCTGCATGTCGCACATCGTTGCAGAATGTGATCTTTGCAGGTGGCAACAAGCTATACGCTTATGATTTCACAGATACGGTAGACGCACTTGACTTCCATAATGATCCTGACATCAACAGCGGCAAAGGTTTACCGATCACGTTTGAGTGGGAACTGCCGTGGGCTGACTTCAAGCATCGCATGGATATCAAGCAGTCGCGCTACATCGGCCTCGATACGCAAGGTCAAGGGCAGTTCACGGTCGAGGGCTACGTAGACAACATCTTCATGTACCATGGTGCACGAGCACCGATGCTGTCCATGCAGTTCACTGGTGGTGACAGCGGTGGCTATGGCAACGCACCGTATGGTGATGCACCATATGGTGGTGGACGCAGGTCATCTGACGAGCGCCTGTATGCCTGGACCACGAAGTTCAAGCTATTCAAGCTGCGGCTGTTTGGCACCACACGCTACAAGTTGAAGTTCATTAGCATCTCAATCGCATACGTGCATGGTGGGATCAGGAGATAGAGCATGACGGATGTAACACACAATCTACGGCTCTATGTTCCTGCCTTTGACCAGACTCCGTGGGACAGTGAAGTCAACACGAACTGGCAAATCCTGGATGCAACAGTTGGCATGTTCACTGCCATACCCAACTTGGTTGGTGTGTGGAAGAACGCGACTGCCTACACGTTTGGTCAGACGGTGATTGATAGCGTGGATAGTAGTATTTGGGAATGTGTGCAGTCCCACACGAGCAGTGACTCACCGGTGATCTTCTCTGCTGAGCGTGTGTCATTCCCCGCGCGCTGGTCGCAGACATCACAGAGTGCACAGTCGTATGCGGTGCAAGCAGCGAACAGTGCAACTGCTGCTGCTAGTAGTGCAGCGGCTGCGGAGTCTGCGGCTGCATCAGCATCAGGCAAGTTGCCACTGACTGGTGGTACACTTACTGGGTTCCTTACACTGAATGCTGATCCAACTGCTGTGTTGCACGCAGTGACGAAGCAGTATGTGGACGCACGTGTTGGTGCTACAGGCTTCTTACCTACTACAGGTGGCACGCTGACAGGTCCACTACTGGTCAGCCATGGTATAACGTACAACAACATGACTACGCTTGAGCGTCGTGCTATGGCGTTCGGTTGGAATGGCACTGCGATAACTGCGCAGGTAGATGGTGTTGGTATTTCACCTATTGCGTCACAATCCTTCCTCGCTGGTAACTATTTACCGCTTAGTGGGGGAACGCTCACAGGTGGGCTGGGTGTAGGTGGAAACCTGTCTACGAGTGGCGGATTGTTCATCAACTCTACAGGAGCAGTCTTCGCTGGTGATGCAAACTACTCATACATCCAGTTGGATAATGCTGGATGGAAACTGCGTTATACCAGAAGCAATGGCACACTTGAGTATCTCAACAATGCCAGTCTGCAATTGTTCGAGATTGATCCATCTGGCACAGGCTATTTCCATGGTGGTGTTGCTGCTACAGGAGCAATGGTTGCAAACGGTGCCATGTATGGACGTGGTGGCACAATCTATTGGGGACCAAGTGATAGATCGAAGTTGATCACTGACAACTCGACATACACTGACGTTGCATTCCTAGACAACTATAAGTTTCAACTGGCTTGGAGCACAGGCACACTGTACTTCAGGAAGTTCGATAACACTGCGACGTTTGCACTAGATGCTGGAGGCAATCTCCACACGATAGGTAATCTATCAACCGACGCTGGCGTGATTGCACAAGGCACGCAGATGCAGATGGCATTCGGTGGCAGTGGGAGCATCCTGCAAATGTTCCCTAACTGGTATTGGGACTGGTCTAACACAGGCGGTGATCTAAGCTGGATGACGCCGACTGGTATGTTCTGGCGCTTTCGTGTGTCGGACCATCTTGCATTCAACAACGTTGGTGCGGTTGCCGGACACGGTGCATACAGTGATCTGTCTGATGAACGCTCAAAGCAGGACATCGAGCCGCTGACCTACGGGCTAGACGCAATCATGCAGATCAACCCTATTCGGTTCACGCGTGTAGCAAACAACAAGCATGATGTTGGCTTCTCCGCGCAGGACGTGCAGCGTGCCATACCTGAAGCAGTTAGCACGCTAGGCATTGAGTTGCATGATGGCAGTGGTGGCATCGATAGTGATGAACCATCACTCGGTGTCAGCATGGACCCTATCGTTGCTGCGCTGGTGAATGGGATGAAAGAGTTGAGTGCGCGACTCACTGCACTAGAGAACAAATGAGGTGGAAACCGTTCCCCTGGCTCATAGCAACATCGCACGTGCAGTGGGTCTGGCACAAGAGATGCACAAACTGAGCACGTTCGCAGAGAGTGGACCGGAGTTCAACTGGGGACATTGCAGAGCCACGATGCTCTACTCGATGCAGCATCCTGACTACTACTTCAGGCTTGCGGTGGAAGAGAATGAGTATGTCGGCGCAGTATGTGGGCAAGTGGTGCCGTTCTACTTCAGTCCCGAACTACTTGGGCTTGAGCAGGCATGGTATGTGCGAGAGGGAACGAAGAACCGTGCATCGATAGGTGCGAAGCTCATGCATGGGTTTGTGGATTGGTGCCTGGATGAGAAGAAGGCAGTGATGGTGCAGTCAGGAGATGTCGCAGGCATACGCTCCGTAGGGGTTGATGCACTCTATCGGCATATGGGCTTCACACGCTATGGAGCGGTATACAGATACATGAGGGAAGCGTGATGTTCACTCCTGGTGGTCAGATCGACCTGCTATCGTTCGCTGGTTTGCGTGGTGGAGGCAAAGGTGGTGGAGGTGGAGGTGGTTATGCACCACCAGCACCAATCACTTATACTGATCCAGTGAATGGCCGCGTATTCACACAACAGGTGGACCCATACACTGGTCAACCAACTGGACCAAGTGCACAGGATGCACTAAACCAGGAGATCAGTGATCGCACAGCAAGTGAGAAAGCTACAAGTGATGCAGCAGCAGCAAAGAAGGTTGCTGATGATGCTGCTGCACTGACTAAGTTTCAAGGCAGTCGTGACACCGCATACAATGATGCACGCAATGCTGTGCTGAGGCAGTTCACGCAAGCTGGTGTTGATCCAAACCAGTATCTGGCTAGTGACATCGATCCTGCTCTGCAACGCTCACTGCACTCGATCAAAGATCTTGATCCAAACCCTGGTGCTGCATTCAGTCCTGATCTAGGCACCACAATCATGAATGCTATAACAGGTAGCAAGCGCACTGGTGCGGCTAATCAGTTGAACACGCTGTTCTCACCTACGTACTCATCCAGTGCTGTGCCTGATACATTGACCGGTCAGTACAGTGGCACGTTGTTGGATGAGCAGTTCAATCCACTCAGTGCGCAGTTGGAGAATGCAAGGAAGCGCGGCACGCTGAATGACACAGGATACAATGCCGCACTTAGTACACTAGCGCAGAAGCGTAGTGCTGCGCAATCCACGATTGGTGACTTAGGCAAGACTATCATATCCACGGATCGTGGTGCAATTGATGACTACATCAGCAAGGCGCGCAGTGATGCGAATGCGCTGAACCTGTCATCGAACTTCGACCCGAACGCATACAAGACTGGTGCGGAGAATCTTGCAAACACTGACATCAGCAACTTCGGTGGTGCGCTACGCAGTGCAGTTGGTGGAACACAGTTCGCGAGCCTCAGTGACCTGATCAATGCGGGTGGTGCAGTGCAAGGTGCGACGAACCCGAACGCAGCTAATCCGCTAGGCACACCAGCATTGAGTGGTGCTGCTGCGGCTGACCAAGACCCGAACAAGAAGCGTGGTCTAGGCTCGACAGGAGCATTCTGATGCTCATTCAGGTGGAACGGTTGCGTGCATGCATCAATCAGTTGAATGCGATCATCGTAGAATACTACGAGAAGACCGTAGCAAGTGAAGGCGTGCCACCTGTAGATATGGCATGGGAACTGTTCACCGAACTGGAAGCTACGGATGGTTTCATCCTGATCACCGCACGTGATCCATACGATGGCACCATCAAGGGATTTGTGACTTACTATGTTGGGCCACACCCACACCACAAGACGGTGGTGTTTGCCACATGCGGCACACTTGCGGTGAAGCTGAGTGAACGTGGTAAGGGCATTGCGTCCCAGTTGCTCAAGGCTGCGGAACCGCTACTGAAGATGCACCATGTGAAGTACATCTCACATGGCTACAGGTCAGTGTACGATGTAGAACCGATCTTCACTAAGCATGGTTACAAGGTCGCTGAACTACAGTTTGTAAAGGAATTGTAAGATGGCTGCAACTGCCGCTGCCATTGCTGCCATGATCGGTACTACGATTAGTACTGGTGCCGCTGTGGCTAACACGATGGGGAACCGCAACAATCCGGCAGGGCAGCGACAGAATGAGATCGCTGCTGCACAGTTGCAGGATGCGCGTAACAACGATGCCTACCAGCGCATGTTGTCCACACTCATCAACCAGCGTAGCATTGCAGGTAGCACCGATCAATATGGCAGCACGCTGAAGTATGACCCTGCTACTAACCAGTGGGTCAGTTCACTTGGTGAACAACCCAAAGCAGTGCAGGATGCTGCTGATCTGGCTGCGATCTCGCGCAACACGACTGACCTGCGGCAGTCACAGGCTGCGAATGAAGCAATCGCACGACGCGCTGCACTAGCGGAGCCGATGGCTGACCGCGCCATACGCGACCTTGGGTCGTACAGGCCAATGGGTGCTGATACGCTGAGTGGGTTATTGCAGCAACGTGCTACAGCAGCAAGTGATGCTACATTCAGGCCACTGGTGTCTGACACACTACGGTCATTCCAGCGTAGTGGCACAGCTGCTGGTCCTGTGCTGGCTAGTTTGGGCAAGCAGCAATATGACTCGCTGCGTGATAGCCTCATGCAGTCCCAAATCCAAGGTCTCACTGGTGTAGACCAGATCAACCAAAGCAGGAGACAAGGACTGGAGCAGAGTGCTGCTAACGCAAGCACGATTGCTACACCACAATTCCAGTATCCTGGGATTAATCCATCGAGTAACAGGGATACGCTAGCGAACCTGGTTGCTGCACGATCGCAACAGGGTGGTATAGGACCAGCGTATGGTGCTGGTGGTGTGAACACTGCAAGTGGACAGGGACAGGCTGCTTACAAGAACCTGATGAGTAGTGTGTACTCACCAAGCAATGCAGGTGCTACAGCAGCTAAAGAGATAGGTTCTGCTTTGCAGAATAAGGACTTCACCAGTAACCTATCGACTGCATTAGGTAAGCTGTTCGGTGGTGGGGGAGGGACATACGATGCTGCTAAGGGCGATGCGCTTGCTCAGCAGCTACAACAATATAACAA